AGTCCGCCTTTAGCCATTACAGCATCTAAATCAGACATGAATTGTTCATGTGTTTGACCTGCTTCCGCGGCCTGTGATTGTTGAGAAGCCACTGCTCCTGAGTAATCTGGTTGCCATCCATCATCTGACGTATACTGTTCTCCACCATGAAGAGAAACTCCAACACTAGGTTTTTCTACTTTAGGTTTTATTACAGCCGTTGCTTCACCGTGAATAACTGCCCCAATACTTGCTGGTGCACCTGTTGAACTAATAAATTTAGGGTCTATAGCTTCTTTTTCAATTGCGGCCGCCATCTTTGCTTTAGCATTTATAGAATTAACCTTTTCAAAGTATTCAGGATTATATTTATTAACATTCGCTAAAACTTGATTAGTGACAAAGCCTTGGCCGTGTCCCCATTGAACAAAATCCTTTAAGTTTGTTCCTCTTTTCTTCAATTCCCCGTCTAAATTCTGCCATCCGAGCATGTAATTGAATACTTGCTGTCCACTTCTAAAACCATAAGGCTTATTACTGTCAAATGTACCACCACTGATATCATTTACTAGATTTGTAGCCTGCTCTAACTTTTCTTTATTTGCTGACCACATACCGGCTACTGCCGCAATAGGAAAAGTACCAGAAATCATAGCACCTATCATGGGCATTGCTAAAGCTTTGCCTACATCCGATTTAGTCATTTGCTGCCATCCGGCAGTTCCGGTTATTTTTCCTATTGTATTACGGTATAAAGACCCTTTATCCGCTAAAGCCTTGTCCGCCAAATCTTGAAAATATTTTGTTGATATGGAATTATTTGGTGTTGCTACTAAATTTCCATTGGATGTTGTGTAGGAATTTCCACCAATACTAGTGTGTTTTTCAGAACCTTGAATATTAGATACATCATCTGCATCAGAATTGGATATGGCATTAACAGAATCACGATACTGCTCATAACTTGCATCAATTTCAGCATTTATATCTCGCATTTTTCCTGCTGTAACAGCATCCATGGCAACTATTTGCCCGGCTACATCTTTTTTAAGCCCTAATTTTCCTAATTCTTCGGCGGTTAATGTTGATTCAAATGGAGCAATAAACTCCTTGGCCCTGTCTTTTGAACCCAACAGATTTTCCATCTCCTTGTCTGTCTTGTCACTACCTTTTGTAACTTTTATGTCATCTAGTTTTGGTGTTTTTGATATTCCATAGACAGCCGCAGCCGCAGTTCCTCCTTTTATTACATCGGTAAGTTCCATTTTACTCCCTAATTATTCTTTTCAAAATTGTTTATCACGTCTTTAAGGCTGAGAAGTTGTCCCAGTAAAATTGCTTTCCCCTGATTGCGGAACATTTCCTGTTCCGATTGTGCCGCCACCAACGCCTGATGCGTCTCCTGCGTTAGCTCCTGCAGGTGGCTCTTCAGAACCTCCCACACTTGGGGGTTGTTGACTACCGGCTTGAGCTTGCTCGCCATTTTCTTGTCTAGCATTTAAACCTCTTAAAATTTCTGCAAAGATTTGTGCGTCATTCATGTCATTAACTAAACTGTCGGGGTCAATATCCTGTGATATCGCCAGTTCCCTTATAAGATTAGGTATCTTAATGAACGGTGCTAACATCGGATTAGCAACTGTTTGTAATAAAGTTGTCAGTCTTTGCGACCTGACTTCTTTTTGCATCACACTAGCCACTCCTCTAGGTTTAATTTCCAAGTCACCCACTATATCGGGGTTATTTTTATTAAATTGCATGTTCCACTGAAAGAACGCCTCACCCAGCGGTTTTAATAAAAAATCATCAATATTTTTCATTACTGTTTTTATGGAAAGATTCGCTCCACCTAAAATCATGGATAATCCTGCCGCTGTACGTCCCGTACCAGATACTCCCGTCTGACCATGCATGACAGATGGTATTCCTGTTTCTTCATCAGCCAGTTGCCTAGCCTGTAAATACATCTGTAAATTTTCCGGTGCCGTGTTAGGAAACTTCAATCCATTGATAGCCGTTCCTGTGACACCCGATTGTCTTCTAAAAATCTTTCCGGGAAATATTTCCATGTTCTGTCCCGGTACCAGTGACGCTTCATCCACGTCAAATACAAGATTACCCGCTAACGCCAAATTATCTATGGCCATGCGGACATGTCCGTTCATGAGTAATTGTGCGTCTTCCATATTTTCAGGAACACCCACGCCAAACAGTTGATAAGGATTTATTTCGTATGGAATGGAATGATATGGTAATCGTTCTGGTGTAAATGGATTTTTTACAGCACGAATAAGTTTACCATTACATATCCAAGCATTTATTTGTACTTGGTCTAAGTAACCCTTCTTGTCACTTACATCTAATCCAATTTGTTCCGCAATAAAAACATCTAGTACACCCCAATACTCTAAAACTTCATATCTATCGGATGTTACGCCTTCACCATAATTCTGCTTATCATAAGTTTGTATTATGTCCTCATAATATTCAGTATTATAATTTCCACCCATTGCCAAACATTCACTTATGGCATCTTCATCAAAATGAGGATGATTAGTTAAATCTCTTAGTTGAGAACGTGTGAATTTATGACGTTCAATGACGTAATCACAATCAGAAAGACTTATTGCTGCAGGGTCAGGAAAAAAATCCCAACAGGAAACGCCTTCTATTCGAGGAACTTCCTTTTCATATGGGTCATAAAGTTTTCCTAGTACTTCTTCTGTACTCCATTTATGTATTGTCTTTAAATAATTTAAAGGGCCTTTTATTATGCCTGTTCCCAGTAAAGTTGATTCAAAAATGGCGTGTCGTAAAACATTCATCGCACTGGAATCAAGTAATTGGTCATGAATAACTTTTTCCATGCGTCTTGCGGTTTCTGCTGCAGGATTTATTTGAGGACTGCCTAATCTGCTTTTTCCGCTTAGTAAATTAGCATTTTCATATTCAGAAGCTAATCCTCCTAATTTAACGGATGTCGCTTCTGTCGCACCCGGCAACAGTTCCCGTCCGTCACCATTATATCCCGCTGGTGTAACCTGCTCTTCACCCGGTACAGCTTGATGAGCAAATTCATCTATACCTTCAGGCACAGGTGTAGACTCAACAGTTATAGGAAATTTCTTGTTAGAAAAAAGTATGTCCACTATCTGCCCGTAAGCCGCTAGTGTCTTGGTTTTTGTAATTTTTATAAATACCTTACTTTTTTCGGAATCCCTAAATTGTGTTGTTGAATCGTATACACCACGATAATTCTTGTATGCACGCAACCACCTACTTTCATGCGTAGAACGAGAAGTTTTAGCTTCATTATATTTTCGCTCTATGTATCCAACGATATGTGGAACATCATCAGATTTTAAAGTAGACGAAGCATCCAAGGTTGCTTTTATATCTTCCGCCATGTGTTATACTTTCTAAATATCTTAATCGTTACTGTTACCGTTCAATGGTTTTTCCTTATCCGCATTCATAATTTTAGAACTTAGTTTAGCACTTTTCTTACTTGGAACAGATTGGATGAATTGTTTAGGCTGTCCTGTTCCACCGTGCGCGTCAAAATCTTTTTTGGAGCGTGTTAGCGGAGCATCAGGTCTGTTCCATTTTTCCTTGTCCTGTTTCCAAATATAAGCTTTACCATAGTTATAATCATCTTGTGGCATAATTTTCTCCTTTTTTTATATAAGTTTTGGTTTTCGTATTTCTTGGCTATAGACTTTACCCCCCATAGCATAGGATTTAGCGGAAACTCTTCCGCCATGACTTAATCTTGTCTTGATAACTTTCGTAGATATTTTTTTTATTGCCTTTAACTTTTCAAGTCCACTTTTTTCTTTTGAGGCATCACTAAGGGACTTAGCGATTTCTTTAGATGTTTGTGACAGGCTTCCAATATAAGGAAGTCTATGTCCTCCGGCTAATACGGATACGATATCATTTAAAGCTTGGGCTTCCAGTATGGGCACTTTAATAACAGCTTTTGTCAGAGGATGTGTCCAAGCTGTTGTCGCAACTGTCTTAACAGTTGATAAAGCACCACCCGAAAAGGACTTTAGTTTTTGAAATACTGGGATTCTTCCTTTTTCCATAAGGGGTTTAACAGATTTACCTTTTTGACTTATAGGAGAATACTCTTCCGTAACAACAGTAGTAAATTTTGATTCTTTTGCTTTATCCTTAACCCAATCCGGTATTTTTTTCTTAAATTGTCTAGCGTAAGTTAGTTCATATATACGTAATTTTTCTGTTAAGCTCCATCCTCGTGTAGGCGGAAGTTTTCCACGTATTCTGCTTTTTAAATACTTGAGGCGTTGATTTATTTCGCTTGTTGTCATTTCAGGTATAGTTTGCCCTACTGCACCTTTAGATTCTCCCGTACTTAATATAGGTTTTTCACCCAGTATATTCTTTGTATGAAAATCATCTACAACTTGTTTTACTGTTACTATTTTTTTATCCCCTATAACAGTTTGCTTTTCCTTAATGGGAAACTTCTTTAACTTCTTTTTCTTTTTATAGGTAAACTTACTTGTATCACCCTTTTCAATTTCCGCTATTCGTTGAGCTTTTGCCTCTAAATCACCCAAATACTTCTTATATTTATTTATAAAACTTCTTGTTAATTCCTCTTCTTTTATTCGTAAAAAATTTGCATGCTGTTGATATCCAAAAGGAGCTTGTGATTTCATTATTTGATAAGGTGTCTTATGCCCGGAAGTTGCCATCTGCAGTTTAGCCGCTTTTTCAGCCTGTTGCATTATCATCTCATCAGTTACAACCTGACCTTCATAAAAATTCAACAAGCCTGTTGTTTTATTAATAGGATTAGTCGGTAATTTTTTAGTAGATACAATGGATGAACCTTTTGATTCTGTTATTAGTTTAGTATCTCCACTAACTGTATCCCTATATGTTTTAGCTATTTGATTTTCTACTGCTGTCTTAGATTTAATATCACCAATTACATTATCAATGTCATCATTTTTATGTATATTGCTTTTATAAAGCATCTCCTTGTAAAAATCAAAATCACTCTTAGTTATCCTGTTTTCAACTAAAGCAATTTTTAATTCAGCCGTTGTATTATACCAACTGTTACGAAGGGCGTACCAAACTAACTGCCTCCAAGTAAAACCCCTGTCAGCACTGAATTTTATTGTTGTCCCTAATTTGTCACTCATAATTAATATCCAAAAACTCTGTCACTTGGTTCATACTGAACTTTATTTTTTATCCTATTAAGTGCGGTATTAAGCGTTGGTTGATTTGACTGCCGTGTCATAATCATGTATCGAAGCGCGTCATAAGCGTGGTCATCCGCCTTCGTATCCACGTCCTCGGGATTAGTCTTGGAAGTGGGTATGCTCGCCAAGGTTCTAATCAGATTAGTACACGTACTGAATATCTTCAGTCTTGGTTCCACCGTCATGGGATTCATCGCCAGTCGCCTGTGAACTTCCACTTTTCCTGACACCCTGTCCCTGTCAGCCGGAATCCAACGAACACCATTCCTGAACATCGTCTCAGCTATGCTCGGGCCTACTCCCGTCTTATTCCAACAACTCGTATCGAGTACCGATAAGAACATCTCCGGGTCATTTCTTTCCATCTCCAGTATGAGACGAGCCAGTACGTCACCCGTGTATCCCGAATTATAAAGTTCCCTATAGATGAAAATATTTCCATCAAAATCCAAGCAACCCCATAAAATACAAGATGGAGAGGCGTATCCGTAGTCACCGGAACGCATTCGCTGCCATCCCACGGGAACCTCAAATGGCTCCACTACATGAGTGGAACGCATGAACTCTGGAAAA